ATAAACGAGAATTTAATTCTCCGACTGGATCTGGTTGACCAATAGAAGTTAAAGAGTTTTCAATATACCAAAGACCAGTTGGACCTTTAAATCCATGATCCCAATATCTTACCCATGGTAATTCTTGACCTTCAGATGCAGGTAAAAACCGAACAACAGAATAACCATTACCAGCTTGATCAACTGTTGGTTTCCAAATTCTATCGTCGACGTATGATTTCTTTTCACCCTTACCGCCATCTGATTCTGCGGCTTTGAGTAATTTTGAGATTTGATCTCTGTTCTTTTTTAAATTAGCGAATGACATTGTATGTTTCTCCGTATTGCTGAAATATTAACTGAAATATAAATGTTCCTGTATAAGCGGAACACATAGTATATATCATAATTATACCGTGTATTTTATCAAATGTAAACCTTTTATTGATCTGATATAACGGTTGAAAATGCACCAATTGCTGCACCTTCTTCACAAGCTCCAAATGCTACTTCGCCGAGTACACAGCCCATTGCTGTATTACCGAGAAGTCTTTGGCCTTTTGGTGTTACGTAAGTCGTATTACAACCACTTAGTAAAAATCCAAATGCGATTAATAGTAGTGTTATTCTCATTTTTTCTCCTTTCTTAAGAAAAAGCGCTATCTAACGTATTTAGTTTTGGTAAATAATTAAGCTGCATCGCTTCAGCTTCAACTTTACCCTTTATAATCGGTGATATGAATTTTTTAACATCTTCAGGTTCGATGTCATTTTTATTGCATACATGTAATATTGCTTCCATATATGGAATATTTAAATCACTTACAGTTTTTTCTATAAGTTTTGTAAATTTACTTTTAGTAAGAAAATTGTTTTCTATCATTTAACCCTCAATAATATTGTTTCCTTATTAATTCTGCCATTTGGTATCGTAGTTTTTGTAGTAAGATTATTCCATTCTTTATCGATTTGAGTTTGAGATTTACTCATAACGATTTGTAAAAATTCATCTGGTTTTCTTAATGTAATTGATCGACTATCTTCTTTACTAAAATTTTTAATAGTAGATCCGGATATTTCAAATCCTGTACCAGCTCGAGTTGCATATTGTGTTAAAACTTTATATTTTGTATTAAAAGTATAAAGCATAGTACTACCTACAATTTGTATAGGATTTATCGATACTAGTTTATAGTTATTATCTTCTTTTTTATAATTAACATTTCTTATTTGTTTATCACCAGATATAGGCTTTTTTATTTTTACCTTTCTCATAGCTCGAGTTGCAAGCTTTATTTTAGCCAAATCATTTAACATGTTATGGCATTCATTTATACGACGATTGAGTTCTGGTTTTTTCACATGCGCAAAACCTTCAACGGCTTGTTCACACTTTTTATAAAAAGCATCTTCATAATCAAGTAGCCATCCCTCAATCATCGTTTGTACAGGCAAAGTAGCAGATCCACTTAATCCGTATAGCTTAAATTGTTCATAAACATTTAAAGAAGTTTCTTTTCCGTTTATCCATTCATCTTCTAATTCTAAAAGATCTTGTATAATAGTATCACCTATTTTTTTCTGTAATCTTTGTTGTGGAGATAATACTATTATATTACTTTTTTCATTTTCTTTAAACTTTTTTTCTTTTAAAATTTTTTCACCAAACTCAATTAAGCTTTCAATATATTTTTTAAACGATCCAAAATATTCTTCGATAATTGCTTTAGAATAAGTTTTACAGTGCGGATCTTGTTTTGTATTAATCCAATATGCCACACAACCATAATGAGTATAAGCTGAAAACTTCCAATCTGGATTTGCTAATATTTTTTTACTATTATCTTTAGAGAAATTATTTCTTATGTAAGTTTTTACGATATCGCCTATTTGTTTCTTTTCAATATCGTGCTGAAAATATTGCAATGTACTATAAAATCCATTTTTAAATGGAACTGCGTTTAAACCAGTCTTTGGTATTTTTCTAATTATTTTCTTTTTTCTTATAGTCATATTATTTTCTCCATAATAATACTATTATATCATATTTTATATTTGTTGTAAATAGTTTATTTCCAAGTTCCATCCCAAGTATAGAATATGTGTTTACCTATCTTAAGACTACTCGACATACTATGTCTCCATTTAGGTTTTACATAAACAGCATGATAAAACGTAGCTCCACCGGTCGGATCTATTTTACCATCTTCTTTTGCATAATATACATCTTCAGCTATTTTCATAGCTTCTTTATATGCTTCTTTTTCATAAGTCTTATCGCTTTTACCATCTTCAGTCCAACTAAATTGTCCTGATTGGTAAACTACTTTACAAATTGTATCTCTAAATTTTTCGTGTTCTACTCTATTTAAAGTAACCCATGCTACTGCATATCGACCAACTGGTGGTTCAGATCTTGCTTCGTGATATATATTAAGTGCTAAACACCTTAATTCTTTTTCATCTATTTGTTTTGCCTGTACTGTTATCGCAATAAACAACATTAAAATTAATGCGTTTAATATGCTCGATAAAATATTCATTATCCTCTCCTCATTTTGGATATATCTTCGGCCGATTTTTTACTTGTTACCGGTACTAGATTAGATTTGTGCATTGTAGCAATACCTAAAATGTTTGTACCTGTATATTTATTTTTATCTTTGGCCACACCGTTACCTGGTATTTTATCTGATGTTTTATACTCAGATTTATGCTCAGAATAATCTGGTATATCGTATAAACCTTTTTTATCAGATGTAGAAAGTTTTTTAACACCCATCTTTTTTAACCACTTTTCATGATCTTGATGGGCTTTAGTAAACTTTCTTTTTTTCTTTTTACGATTATATTTAGTAGTTGTAAAATAAACTGGTAATAAATGTGATGACATTATTTCATACTCCTAAATTCATCTTCGTAAGCATATGGTATATTAAGTAAATAACATGCATAACCTGGATCATCAAAAGATATATTGTCAGATTCGAATATCCAACGAAGTGCAGTCTTACGATTACCTGCGCCGAGACCGATATAGTTTTGAATACGATCTTCAAACATTGCAGTTTTACGTTGGTTAGCTTCTAACTCTTCAGCCATTATATCTTCATGTTCATTGCAAAGATCATCCCAGATCTTCTGCTTGTTCTCAGGCGTTTCATCATAGTAATGAGAAAGATGTCCATACTCTCTAGCAGGACTACGAGTACCGTAAACTTCTTTTACCAAATCTGAAAAGATATTATCGCTATATGTAAATTTCATGTTTTTCTCCTCGTTATAGTATTAATATAATACTTTTTGAGAAAATGTACACCCTTTTTTTTAAATAAATTAAAAAAAAGTTTATAGTGTTACATTAATGTAACTAATGATATGTGTGAGGAGTTGTTTCTTCGTCTATTCGATTTCTTACTTGAGTTAAACTGTCTTTAGCTACATCAAGTATTCTTTGAATATCTTCATCTTTTCGAAAGTGTAAAGTATATAATTCTATAGCGGTTTTCAATAAAACAGCAGCTTGAATATTTAATACACTAGATGGATGTATTTGATCTTTAACAGCTTCATCAGTATGTTGATGAAGAACATAATATATTATCTGTTGAAATTCTGATACTTCTTGAGTTTCTTTTTTAGTAGGTTTCATTTTATTCTCCATAATATAGTATTTATAAAAGCCCCATATTGCTATAGGGCTTTTTAAACTTAGAATGAAAAAGTTGCTGATAATTTAATATCTTCCATTTCCCAATCATTGTCGACACCAGTGTCAACTTCTAACATCATAAAAGATGTTAAACTATAATCAACACCGATATCTAAACCTTTATATGTATCTGCACCTTCATCTTCTATTAATGCTTCGATATCAAAATCTGCATTAACATTTGCGCTCATAATCCAAACTGGTACTGTTACACCAGATTCTAATGTTAAATCGTAATCTTCATTATCAATACTCCAGACTGCCTCTACCTCGTTATCAACAGATACTCCTGTATTTCCGATTTCGATTGCAACTGCTGATAGTGGTAACATTAAGGCTGCTACTAAAGCCAATAAGAATTTGTTCATTAAAATCTCCCTAGAATGAAAATGATAGTGAAAACCTCCTCGTTCTCACTATCTTATTTATACTACAAACCACTTGGTACTATAATATAATGTATTGATAATACGACACCAACCGATGCTGCTAAACCAACCATCATTTTTAAGAAATCTTTTCCGATCAACGGAAAGACAACTTTAAATTTTTCTTTTCCTGTCACAGTAGCCATTGCTAATTCTCTACCACAAAGAAGTCCAACAAATACCCATGTTGTTGACATAGGAATATCATTAAGTTCTTTAAAGAAAAATAAAATTAACCAATATACTCCATCAATGATAGTAGCACTTCTTACATAACGAGTATTATGTTTTTCAAGTACAATGTTTTGAATCCTACCACCACCTTCTCTAAACATATACCAAAGACCAGCAATAAAAACAACACTAATTATTAACATTAAATCAACTGGTATTTCTCTAGGAAGAAACACGGCTATGTTAGCCATATCATGTGATAACCAAGTCCACCAAAGAAATCCTGTTGTAAACCATTGACCTATTCGCCAATACTTTTTATGTTCTTCTTTAACTGGTTTAGCTTCATCTAATATTTTACTAACTCCAATCCATATAGCATATGCTGCTACAGCTGCAACTGCATATCCCATCATAGATTTCATTAGCATTTTTTCTAATATAAATGTACTAGCAAAAGCACTTAAAACTAAAAATGAAGTTGATACAGGAACACCCACTCTAGTAAGTAATACTAGTAATGCTGGTGCCATAGCATGATACCATTGTATTTCTTGAAAAGGTATCTTATTTAGTCTGCCGTATGATATATCGCCACCATACATATACCAACCGTACCATAAAGCCCAAAGTAAAACAGCAGATGCACACCCCCACATTATTTTCCAATTGACTCTTTCGTTATTTGATGCAATCCAAGTACCTAAAGTCTGTACTGAATCATTTGCTATTACTGAATAAGCAGCTAATAAAAAACCAATTGCCATCCAAAATGTTATGAGTTCCATTATAATTCCTTTTTATAAAAAGGTGAGAAGTTTCCCCCTCACCTTAATTATATATTTAATTAATTAAGTGGTATTAAACCACGGTCTGTAGCAGCACCATCTTCACCAATAATTATATCTGAATTAAAGTAATCTACAAATTCTTGTAAGCCAGGTATAATTCCTACATGTTCTTTTTTATAGTAAAAGTATAAAGGTCTTGATACTTTATAAGAACTGTCTGCTATTGTGTCAAAGGTTGGTTCAACACCATCAATAGTTGCACCTTTAACTTTATCATTATTTTGATCTAAGAATGAAAAGCCAAAAACTCCCCATCTGTTATCATCATCACCTAATTTAGCAATAATAAGATTATCATTTTCACCCATCTGTACTACGTGTTTGTCTGAACGAACAGCTGAGCAAAGAGCTTTATATCCATCATTACCTTTTTTAGGCATTCCATATACCTTCTTACAAACAGAGTGCATAACTAATTCAACAAATGCATCTCTTGTTCCTGAAGAAGGAGGAGGTATCATAATATCAATTTCGTTATTAGGAAAGGAGGGATTAATGTCAGACCATTTTTTATATGGATTAGGTACCCATTGACCATCTATTAAAACATTTAGTGCTACTGCGTTAAAGATATCTTCTTTAGTAAAATTTCCTTCAGGTCCAGAATTTGCATTTGCAAATACAATTCCATCATACCCTATTAAATTTTCTATAGGAGTAACGCCATTGGAAGCACACATTTCTTTTTCAGAATTTTTAATTGCTCTTGAAGCACCGGTTAAGTCTGGTGTATTTTTTCCAATACCTTTGCAAAATATTTTCATTCCACCACCAGTTCCAGTTGATTCAATAACAGGAGTTTTGAATTCTGTATTTTTGCCGAAATATTCTGCGGCAACTGTTGTAAAAGGATAAACTGTAGAAGATCCTACAGATGATATGTAGTCTCGTGCGAGTGCTGGCATAGCCAGAAACATCACACAAATTGTGATTAGTATATTTTTCATTTATAACTTCTCCAAGTTTGTTAGAGTTTCGGTTACATTTTTTATCAGGATTCCTTGTTTGAAGGCTTCGCCCGATATTATTATATATTATTCCGATCTTTGGAGAAATGTAACAAATTTGTAAATGATTTTTAAATAAATTTAAAAAAAGTATTTT